GGCATATTTTACACCTACATGGGTATAGGCAAGTAGAGAAATCCCCATTTTCCTGCTGCTGGAGGATAAGTTATCTCTGTAACAGAACCTATTAAAATGTTATTAACATAAAAACTTCCTACTGTTCCTATAAGCTGTATCTTCAATATATCACTAGGAGCGGGAACAGGACCATTTATTACATGACTATAGCTTGAAAATACCCAATTACCAAAATTGTTAAATATCTTAAACATTGTATTATAATTACTAGTATTAAATCTTCCCACCAGAAAAAAAGCGACATTAGGACTGGCAGCTTTACATTGAATATATCCATCTTGAAAATCAGGTATATTTAAACCGTAAAACCAACCATGGCCATCTACGAATGGTGGACAGTATCCCAATAAATCAGTCTGTATTTGAAAATTATTGCTGGTTGGATCTTGTACATATCCAGGGGCAGCAAGCCTAAGCCAATTACCACCATTATCAGGAACATGACTAAGAAAAGGGACGTTGTTAGCGTCAGTAAAATGATCTAAACCAACTATAGTTGTAACACTCATTTTTAACTCCCGCAAGGAAAAGTAGAAGGAACCTTCCAAATAGATCCCCGCTCATCCAAAGCAGTTTGCCCACTAATGGATTTGTCATAAATTTCAATTTTTTCTCCGGCCAGTGTTACATTACCAATGAATGGTCCACCTATGTAATAAGAAACACTAAGCTTTAAGGATTCAAGAGTACTCAGCTGATTTTTATACTGGATAATAAATATTGATAATGCATTATATTCAGCATCCAAATTTGTAATAAGAGACTGTGATCTATCAGGAGGATCAGCTATTATTCCAGGAAAAGAAGAACCTGCTATCGCCCCGGCTATTACCTTAAAATAGAAAGGCTGACCTGGATTAAAATACCCAAGCTTTGTAAATATATTTCCATTACAAACAGGATTCATAAAGCTCTTTCCTGATTCATTCCCATAATCGTACCATTCAATAATTGTACTATCTCCATAGCCACTAAAACTTATAACAAGCTTAATAACTTGGAGAGTTCCTACTATGGGTTTAATCATGGTTCTAAAGTAAGCTAAAAGAGCTTCATCATCACCAGAAACAAGAAGCTTATGCGCCTGATTAAGAATATCTTGATCATCACTGGGTTTAAAGGCAACAAAATCTTGGAGCATAATAAAATCAAGAACAGGACAAATTAGAAGCTTATATAAATCCTGTGCTTGGTTATAAGGAGGTAGATATTTTAAGCTCCAATTAGCCGGTATTCCTTCAATGAAAGGAGCCCCAAAATGTTCTTCCGAAGGTATTCCAGTACAGAGAATAGCTGAGGCTACTAAAGGTTTTCCGAAAGCTTCCTGTGATGGTATCCCTTGACCAGACAAATTTATAGCTGTCAGTCCAGCTTGAACTACTAATCTCCCAAAGGTTTCAGAAGATAGTATTCCAGTAGGTTCAATGACTTGAGAATAGCTTATAGAAGCATTTCCAAAAGCCTCACTTGAAGAAATACCAGAAACTATAACACTTTGAGTTAAAACGGGATTTCCAAAATCTTCTTCTGAGGATATCCCGTTTCCATTAAGATCAATTGTCTGGGGCATAAGCTAACCTCTTTGTTATAGCTTGAAAATCTTATTTGCTCCGGTATCCCATAATACTGATATTGGGCCACCATTTGGCGCAACAGGTAAGCCGGTAGCTGTATCAATATAAGCGATCAGGGGGGATGTTCCCTGGGTTCCTGTATTTTTGAATATAACCAAGGCCCCACAGGTTGCCCCACTAACAACCCCAAATGTAGCACCAGAGGCATTTTGTACCCCCAAGGTATCAGTCTTAAGCCCTAAGATAGGACATCCGGCCAGGGGGGTTACTTGGGCAAGTAAAGGAATATCGCTTAGATACTGATCCGCATCAATACTTACAGTGTACTGAGTAGTATCAATCAGCATTATCCTAATTTCATCATTTACCCAATCAATTTGTTTGCTGGCAAAAGCTTGTCTTGCCTTTCCATAAACTCGATTACTCATAACTACCTCCTATTAAGATTGAAAAATAGTCCATGTTGGATTAATAGCTTGTATAAATTCTCCGGGCTCTAAAGTTATCGAATTAGAGTCTCCTGGAAGAATTTCAATACCTAATTGAGAAGCCAATTGAATACACAATCTAACTAATGTAACACCAGGAGGAACAGTAACTGTTCCTGTAGCAAATTTTGTAGCGGTTGTTATAAACTTCAAAATAAGAGAATTCAGATATTTTATCGCTTGATCAAATAAAGCTGGCGTTAGCTCACCTGGAAGAGTAATAAAAGTAGGGCTAAGAACTACTCCTGTAGATGATGGGATTTGATTATAAGTTACTTGAATACCCTGAGCAGCCCTACTGGATATAAGAAGCTTTATCTGATTCAAGATACTTGTCGTAAAAAAGGGATTTGATAAAATATTAACAACTTCAGTTTCAGGATCGGTAAGTACATAGGTGCCTGTTCCTTGAGAAGTTAAAGGAATAGCAGGTCCATCTTGTATAGCTGAAATCTGGAAAGTATTAGCTGTTTGATTAACTACCCAATAAATTGTACCAGGAGTTAACCCCCCAATAGGAGATCCAGTAGTTTCATACCGAACTGCCCAATCCCCAAAAGAGGAGGAAAATGGGTTTCCTACAAAATTGATCAAATTATTAACTGTGTCAACACTACCAGGCTGAAATGTTTGAGTAGGCATATCCAAAGGCCAATCAAGGTAATAAGCGAAAGCATCATAAAGAAATGCTGAGTAATACTTTAAAATAACTCTGGAGTAGTCTCCATCTTGGACTACCCGGCCATCAATAGGATAAAATCTTGCTACCCCTCTAACACTTTCTATGCCAGGAAGAAATTCAGCCTGATTATCTATTGAAAATGAGGCCAAAGCTGCATTTAGAGAAATAAGCGGAACATTGCTGAGAATATTGTTTACATCATCATTATAAGTTAATCTTCGGTAGGTTAACTGAGTAACAGTAGGATCATAAAATCCAAGGGTCCCATTTCCCAAATAAATTCTAACCTGATTCGGTCTAGCTCTCCTGAGAACATAAATATCAGGATTGGAAGACGTACTGGCAAGAAGGGTGTGAATCAAATTAAGAATTTGGGGGTCAGATAAACCGCTTATAGTGTCAAGAGGAATGGACCTCTGGCTTGCTCCTGGAGAAATAATATCGTCAACCAAAGTTATGATTTGACTTCCATTTGAAAGAAGTTCAAGCTGTTTGGCCACGTTCTTATTATTTAGATCCACTACAATGGTAGAAAATGGTTGTGAGCTTGTAACATTTACAGTCCAATTCTCAGGGGAATCTATATATCCTACCACAGAATCAAGGTAGGCTGGAACACCGCTGGGCATAGTTTTATTCTCTAAAGAGTAAATATTGTAGTTTCCAATTGTTCCTACTAAATCGGCTTGGGCAACAGTAATATTCACATTGGGAACAAGATAAAGTGTTATCTGAGCAGCTTGAGATGGAGGAACAAGGAATCCACGGTTAAAAGCCAATTCATAGACAGAACTCAGTAAACGGGCAAAATCCAAAGTTGCTTCAACTCGACCATCTAATTCCGCAAAGGACTTAAAAGCCCCTAATCCTGCCATTAGTTCTTCAATAATAGTTCCAGGTCCTGATTCAAAAAAGTCTAACCATCTTAGCCCGGGAGCTTGGGATTTAATGTAAGCATCCAAAGCTGCTTTTATGGTTTCAAAAGATACGGCATTTTGTTGAATGATACTTGCGTTAGGCATACTTACTCCTATTTTGTAATTCCCGCCTGATATGTAAACTGTTGATTTCCCAAACCATTGACGGTAAAAGCCAAGATTAAATCATAACCATTGTTCAATCCATTAGGTGTTACACTACTCTGACCAAAGTTTACTGTTATTCTTGGTTCCCACCTGGATACAGAACTTACTATTTCACCTAAAATAGCGAAAGCCGTTGCGTCATCTATTGGTTGAAATAAATACCTTTCTATGTAGCATCCAAATTCTGGATTAAATAACCGCTCTCCTGGTACTGTATTCAATATATTATCAATTGATTGATAAATATCGGCCAAATCATACAGCAAATTCCCAGAGATTTGGAATTCATTAAAGTCAGAATATGTAGGTATTATTGTGGCCATAAATTCCTTAAACAGGTAATGGACTAAATAAAACTGCTGTTAAAGCGGAATAACGGGCTGTGATTAATGCTAAATCAGGGGCCTGGGCGATTATAGCAACCCCTGTAGAATATCCAGTAGTGGGAGGGGCTCCTGGAGCACCTATCAATCTTCCAGACCATCCTCCAAGCTGAGGATCAAGAACAATAACATAAAAACCAGAAGCTTCCAATTGAGATACAAATGATTTGGTAACAGCTATTAACCCAGCAGCAGCACTTAACTTTGTTTGAACAGCTTGTAAAAGCTGGACAAGTTTAGAGTAGTCTCCATTGAGTTTGGCTAATTCAGAAGTTATATAACCAGCTAAGTTTCCAAATAATGCGCCTAAAGTCAAACTGTTCCATTCATCTACAGGTAATATTGCCATTCTATTTCCCCTTTCCTAATTTCTTTTTTCTCCTTTTCGTTAAAAATCCCATAGGAATCTTACCCAGTGTAGCAACACTTCCTTGAGGACCTAATCCACCTTTAGCTCCACCGCCAGGACCTGGGCCACCACCTTGTTCATTTTTCATAAGATTTATAAGTTTTTTAGATTTTGATTCCATAAGAACTCCTAAGATGAGGCCACTACAACCCCAAAACTAAATCCTCCTCCTTCAGTCATCATAGGTTTGTAACCACCTGGGGATACTGCCGGACCTAATAGGACAAGAGGGGATAAAACCGTTATTTCTACTAAAGATTCAAGAAGCATAGCGGTAGCAGCTTGGACTGTAATAAGTCCTGAAGCATTAATATCTACACTACCCCCTGCTGTTATATTTGCTGCTCCTCCAGCAGTAATATCTGCATCGCCACCTGCAATAATCGAAGCTTTTCCTCCCGCATTAACTGAGGCATCACCCAATGCGGAAACACCTACCTTACCCCCTGCTGAAATATTAACATCAACCCCTGCTGCAATATTGACTGATAAAGAAGCAAGAGAAAAATCCTTAGCAACCAATACATCAAACCCACCTACAGGAACTGCCACGTTGAGATTCCCAAGCTCACTAACTGTTGCCACAACCATGGGAATACCACCTATCCCATTAAAACTAACCTCAGCCCCCTCAATAGGAACCAATATATTTATAGTTCCAACAGTGTTGAGATTAATATCTCCTGTATTGGTTATATTAAAATCCCCAAAAGTGTTTACATCTACATCTCCATTATCAGAAATTTTTAATCTGGTTTCATTATCTGTAGTGGATTTATGGTAAACCTCCATAGTATTTGCGACTTTATTAACCCTAAAATAGTTACCATTAGAATCTCTGAATCCATAGGAATTAGGGTAGTTCTCATCAAACTCCATTATTGGAAAATCATCCATGGACCAAACATTAAACTCATTGGGCTCTTTTTTGTTAACCCAATGACCTGTATAGAATCCAAAATAAATATCACTAAATGGAAACTCTACTGCTACTTCAGATCCCACTTCAGGAATGGAATACTCAATCGCCCCTTGTCCTCCCCCAAGAAAGTAAGGAGTCTTAGGATAGATCCAAGGAATATTAGCCCCTTGAAG